CGGGCCGCCTCCCGCTCCCTCGACCTGTCCCGCTCTACTGTGTGACCCACACCATAGACCTCCTACAGGACGGGTACGGGTGCGGGAGGCGGTCCACGGCTGGCCTAATTCCGTCCCGGTTTTCTCGGACCGTTGGTATTGCAACGAAAAGTCCGTTATGACGGCATACACGCCTCTACTTTTCCGAGGTACTCCGCGGCCACGCTCCCGGCGTCCGGGCCTCACCCTCTGGGACGACCTCCTCAGGGGCTCTCCGACCGCGGCGCGAGGCGCCGGCGGCGGTACGTATACGTCCCTGCCCGGATCGGTACAGGTGCGCCCACCCCGGCCCGCACGGGCCCGACCGGGACCTCGGACCCCTCCCCGGGCCGCGGCCGCAGCGGTTCCGACGGGCTCCCGTCGCGCAGCTGTTCCCAGGGTTCTCCCAGGTTTCACAGGTTCCTCCCAGGTTCTCCCTCCACGGATGTGAATGCCGTCACTCAAATTAATTTCTCAAAGTGACGTATGATTGCGGGCAAGAGATCTGCGTCACATGTAACTTATCATACACTTGCCGGTACCAAGTGTATGCTGGGCATACGGACTTTTCCTTGGAATGGCGCAGTTGTATGCTAAGTTACATATTAAGTAATAGGCTTACTCCCCCCGTAGGGGGGAGTAAGCCATACATATAGAAGGGGGCTGTGGCTGGGACCACACTACGTTCCCAGGCTTCTCTCAGGATCCCTACCCCCACGGGAGCGGCGCTGACCGGCCCGACCCGGGGCCGCACCGCACGCGCCCCGCCCTCGCAGCCCGCCCCAGGCACCTCGTCAGCCTCTGCAAGCCTCTCTGACGGCCTGACCGGCGCTCCCCGGTACCTGCACCTAGGTACTTAGGTGCCGGCCCGTCTACGGCGCTTACAGGTCCTCCCGGCCCTGCCCAGCCGGTCGGGGCCTCTCGACTCCCGCAGAGCCGCCAGCCCTTCCAGGACCCTGAGGCCGTGTAAGCCTCTCTGACGGCCTAACGCACCTCCACCCGTATGATGGCCCCGCTTCACCGTAAAAGTCCGTCAGAGAGGCTTACAGGCATCTTCACGGGCACGTAAAGG